TTAATCTTGCACAGTTTTACAAGTTTTGCTCACAACTAAAGATTGAAACAAAAGAGCAAGGCTTAAAGAAGATGGATGTGCTGCTAGGCACACAGACCTATGTGATGGATGAGATCAGCAAAGGGCTGATGGAAGACATCCATTTCTTTGTCATCCTGAAAGGGCGACAGCTAGGTATCACAACTATTTCATTGGCACTCGACCTTTACTGGCACTTTATACATAATGGATTACAAGGCACGCTTACGACAGATACTGAAGAAAACCGAGATATGTTTCGGTCAACCCTTGCCATGTACATGGAAGGTCTTCCAAAAGAATGGCGAATTCCTCTCATTGCCCACAACAGGAATCAGCTTCAACTCAAGAACCGCAGCCGCCTCTTTTATCAAGTCGCGGGGTTACGGGCAAAAGGTAGCCTTGGTCGCGGTAAAGCCATTACCTTTCTCCACGGAACAGAAACTTCGTCCTGGGGTGATGAAGAAGGTCTAGCCTCCCTGCTAGCCTCACTCGCTGAAACTAACCCGAATCGTTTGTACATCTTCGAGTCCACTGCGCGTGGCTTCAATATGTTTCACGATATGTACGTCACTGCTAAACGTGCGCGTACTCAACGGGCTATCTTCTGTGGCTGGTGGCGTAACCAGTTCTACTCACTTGATCCTGATTCCCAAATCTATAAGGTCTACTGGGATGGCAGACTAACGCCAGAAGAAAAAGAGTGGACACGCGATATTAAGAAACTCTACGACGTAGAGATCAACAGCAGACAGATGGCCTGGTGGCGCTGGAAGCTACATGAGGGCATCAAAGATGATGCGCTGATGTACCAAGAATTCCCGCCGACAGAAGACTATGCGTTCATCATGACGGGTACTAGCTTCTTCTCTAACGCCCGTTGTACGGACATGATGAAGATCGCTAAGAAGATTGGTTGCGATTACTACCGCTACAGCATGGGCGCTAACTTCTTAGATACCGAGGTGCTGAAAAGCACAGAGCGTCTGGCAACATTGAAAGTGTGGGAGGAGCCAGTTGATACGGCTTATTACGTTATTGGCGCAGACCCTGCTTATGGCAGTTCTGATTGGGCTGATCGTTTTTGCATACAAGTCTTCCGTTGCTATGCTGACGGTATGGAGCAGGTTGCAGAGTTTGCTACCCCCGAAATGAACACCTATCAGTTCGCGTGGGTGATCGCCCACCTTGCTGGCGCTTACAAGAACTCGACACTTAACCTTGAGGTCAACGGCCCTGGTCAGGCAGTTATCAACGAACTGCGTAACCTTAAACGCCAAGCCTCTGCGCTTGCTGGTCAAGCTGGATACGACCTGATGAATGTACTAGGTAGCATGAGTAACTACATCTGGCGGCGTAACGATACGTTGGGCGGTATGTCTAACTCTATTGGCTGGATCACAACATCGCAGACCAAAGAGCGAATGCTGTCGTACATGAAGGATTACTTCGAGCGCAACATGATGGCGGTCTACTCAACAGAGTTGATTGATGAGATGAAGACCATTGTGCGTGATGGGGCGAGCATCGAGGCCACTGGTCGCAACAAGGATGATCGCGTGATGGCTGCTGCCCTGGCAACGGCTGCGTATGCAGAACAGTTACAGCCCAGGCTGATCGCCCAAAGGCTGACCCGCGATACGTCGCGCAAGACAGATGAGATGACACCGGAACAGGTGGCAGTCGGACGCAACGTCAGCGACTACCTGAAAAGGATTGGTGTGTACGGAGGAGCGCAGTGATTGATGTCATTCCTAAAAAAGAACTGATACGGATCATCAAAGCGTTTATGGCAGACAAGAAGCGGGGTATCCCGCTAGAACTGTTTGCCGAACTGTGTGGGGTAGATACCAAAACCCTATACAACGTCTTTGATAATGAGAAATACCCACTGACAGAACACATCCAGCGGCGAGTGTCCAAAGGCTATGACGCTTGGCGCAACGGAGAAGTTGCTGTAATGGAAAGATATAACAAGAAATGGATAGAGTGGCGCAAGGTTCCGAAGGTTCGGATGGTTCGAGGATATGGATTGACGGTCAAAAATGGCGAAATTAAGCTGGATATTGGTATTAAGAATAGGCTTGATTATTCTGGTTATTCACTTGATGACAAACTAAAGGGGATTTGATTATGGGAATATTGCGTGATTATCACTGCCCGACCCACGGGTACTTTGAGTCGTTTGATGCTCAGTGTCCTATGAAGCAATGTGATCAGGAGGTGATGATTGTTCACTTGCAGCCAGTCGGACTGAAGTCGGACAAGACCAAGCACAACGACAAAACACTTAGCCAACTAGCAATGGACTTCGATATGACGGACATTAAATCGGTACGCGAGGGCGAAAGCCAGTCGGGTTACTTAACGCGCAACAATAAAAAGCCTCCCGAAGCACCAAGAGAATCTCGCCCAGGTGATGCGGTTATGTGGGGAAATACTGGTAATCGCTGGAACTTGGACAGCTTGGTGAAGGGAAATGGTTATCAATCTATCAACGGCGAGTCTGTTGGCGTTAACCCTAAAGACCTTGGCAACTTGACAGCACCTAAGACGGCGAGTTATATAGCTGACCATGACAATCTGCAAATAAACTCCAATGCGGATACCAAGTGACCCGCTGCACCGCGAAGACTTCTATCTGGACTTGATCCAGAAGTGCTTTGTTTCGCGGGAAGAAAGAAAAGCAGATTATTCCACCCTACGCTCGTACTACTTGTTTGGAGCAGCGCCAGAAGAATCACCGGCGCTGTTCAACAAGATTTTTCCGCATCTTGATCAGCTAACGTCGTTTCTGTATTCAGCAGAAACAACACGCTTCACGATCAATATCGGCGCTGAAGTTAATCCGCAAGAACACCGCAAGATTCCAACACTCACCAATCTGCTGAACGATGAGTGGCTGAACTCGAACTGCGACCAAGTGTTCTCGACAGCGCTGACTTGGGCGCTGTGTTTCGGAACCACCTACGTCAAACTGATTGTCAACAATGGCATTCACCCGTACATGGTGGAACCGTCCTCGGTTGGCGTTCTGCGCGAAGATGTTCCGTACACAGACCGGCAAGAAGCTATTGCTCAGACTTACTACATCACTAAGTCAGAACTGTATGCCCGCCTGTACTCGCATCCTAAGCGCGACCAGATCGTTAAGCGCGTGACCAGCAGCTATCAGCCGCAGCAGCTAGATATTCCAGACGGTATCGACCGCATTATCATGTCGCAGACCAACCCGACTATGACGGGTACGGTCAACTTAGACCTGTCTGGCATGAACCGCTACAAGGCACGGGTGGCTGAAGACACCGTAGAAATGACGGAACTGTGGGTTTGGAACGATGAAACTCTTGATTACCAAGTTGTAACCATCGCAGAACCAGACATCATCATCTACGACCGTCCTGGTGAGCAGGTATTCTTGAAGGGCGAACTGCCGTTCGTTCAGATTTGCCCTAACCCTATGTACGATTATTATTGGGGTCAGAGCGAAGTTCAGCGTTTGGTGTTCTTGCAGTCCTTGCGGAACAAGCGAATGACGGAGATTCTGGACTTGTTGTCTAAGCAAGTTTCTCCACCGACTGCATTGATTGGTTTTACCGGCATTCTGGATGAAAAGAACTTTGCGTTGAATCGGGCTGGCGGCTTATTGGCAACTGATATGCCTAACGCCAAGGTCGAGAAGATGGCTCCGCAGATGCCTGGCGACTTGTTTGAGGTAATCCGTGAAGTGGATCAGATGTTCGCGGAAGCGTCAGGTATTACAAGCGTACTCTCAGGTAGAGGCGAAACTGGCGTTAGAAGCCAAGGTCACGCCAGCCAACTCGCCCGACTTGGCTCCTCCAGAGCGAAAAAACGTGCGCTTATTGTTGAAGACAGCCTCGAAAAAGTATCCACCCTGTTCTTGAAGCTGATTCAGGCTTACGACAACACCAGATTGATGGATACGGAGAATGTTCCGTTCATTGCCGATCAATTTACCAATAACTATGTGGTCAAGGTGGACGCGCACTCGAATAGTCCGATATTTACTGAAGACTTGCGGCAATTAGCGTTTAATATGTTTAAGGCTGGCGCTATAGACAAGGAATCGTTGATAGATTTGCTTGAACCTCCGATGAAGCAGTTGCTAAAAGAGAAACTAAAGCGCATGGAAGAAAAACAAGCGCAGCAGCCTCCGCAACAGCCGCCAAAATCGGAAAGTAAACCTGATTTGAAAATGGTGGGGGAATAATGGCTGAACAAACTATTGCGCCTAAGGCTGACCAGCCTCGTTCTGGTACATCGCAGCCTATGCAAGACTCGCCCAGGAACCCAAGTCTGCAATATCGGGTACAAGGCGTTAAGAATTTTGACCGTAGCCCAAGCACTCGGACTTACGGTAGATCAGTAAGGGGATGACTTTTAGGAGTTAGCTATGTACAAGAAAATGAAGCGCGGTCGCAAAACTCGTCGTTGATAGTTTCTTCGAAAGAAGAAAAAGGGGTGTGGCTGCTTGACCCATGAACTAGGTGGCCGCTGCAAATGGAGAAGACCATGGCACGCAAATCACGCAAAGGCCGTAAGGCACGCAAGTAATCCTTAGGGATAATCCCGCAGGGGGCGGGGAAGGTAAATATACGCCCCTACTTGACAGAATCTATCGACATGGCTGATGCTATTGTCGAAATTTATGGGGTTACTATGAGCGTTCCACCAGATCAGTTGATGAAGATGATGCGTTCTGAGCGTGACGCGCAGCAACCGTCGCCTTTGGACTCAGAGGCTTCTGCCACAGATCAGACAATGCCAATGGCTGCCCCAATGTCTACGCCAGAACCAAAAATGGGCAATAAAGAAGGCGCACTGGTTAGCCTTGGCCTGGCTATTGACCTAATTCAACAGGCGTTACCGGCTTTGGGCAGCAGTTCTGCTGAAGGCGTGAAAGTCTTGTCTGCGCTGCGTACCTTGTCAGGTGTCGTTGGCGGCAAGAAAGAATCTGTAAACGAATTGAAGCAGTCTGAAATTCTTCAGATGCTACAGACACTTCCACAGGCGGGTGGCGCAACGCCGGAAGGTAAGGCTTTGGCAGCAGCGCCAGCAATACCTGGTATGCAGATGCCAGGCGCAACCCCTCAACCTATGTAAGGAGATTATTGTGGACTTATTCAAACCCCGTGGTGCAGCATCGCCTCGTCGTGCTACCGACAACAACCAGCAAAATGGTCAGATCGTAAATACTCCCCGTTTTTCTGAAATGGGTGGCCTCAAAAACGCAGCGGCAACAGGCAGCAAGAACAAGATGCAAGTTCAAAAGCCTGGTGACGGTAAGCGCGTTATCTAATTTATTAAGGGGATTAAACCATGTCACTTGAAGACCTGACACCAGAAGCCCGTGATGAACTGGCACTGCTGGCTAAACAACTCTCGGAAAATCCAGACACCCGTAAAGACTTTCTTCGCCAAGTGAAGAAAATGAAGCCGGAGATGCCTATTCCTGAGTTGGAAATTGAAGACTACACCCGTCATGCTGTCGAAAAGGCAAATGACCGTGTGGCTCAGTTGGAAGCAAGACTGCGCGAAAAAGATGCGCTTGATGAACTTAACAAGCGTCGCTCGAAGCTAAAGTCTAAGGGTCTGATTGACAATGATTCAGATATTGAAGAAGTGGAGAAAGTGATGCTGGAAAAAGGGATCACCAACCACGAAGCTGCTGCGGAATACTGGCGCTGGATGCAACAATCGGCAGCGCCTACGCCGAGTGGCTATAACCCGTCTGCCATCAACAAGTTTGACCTGTCGAAATACTGGAAAAACCCTGTTGCTGGCGCACGGGATGAAGCAGCAAAAGCACTCAATGAGTTGCGGAAAAACCCGCGACCCATTGGTTTATAAAACAGGGGATTCTTTGACTCGGAGATAAACTATGCCTATTGGTGGCGGTATTCTTCCGGCAACGGGTAGTACGCAGTTTACTGAACTGACTTATGTCACTCGGCGTGCGTTTATCCCGAAGCTGGTCGTACAACTCTATAACTCGACTCCGCTTATGGCGGCTCTGATTGCTAACTCGCAACAGGCTTCCGGTGGTGTTTCGTCCGTAACCGTTCCCGTCCAGGGTTCTCAGTTTGTAAACGCTCAGTGGTCGGACTACAGCGGCTCGTTCGCTCAACCGTCCGTTCAGCAGGGTGCTTACAACGCTGAATTTAACCTAAAGCTGATGATTGCTCCAGTGCCGTTCCTCGGCATGGAAGGCGCAGTTCAGCAAGATGCAGCCATTATTCCTCTGATCGAAGCGCGTATGAACGACGCGACTAACGTGATGATGGATGCAATGGCAACAGCGCTGTACAACAACACGACAAACACGCAGCAGTTTATCGGTCTACCGGCTGCGGTTTCTTCGTCAGGTACTTACGGTAACATCAGCCGTTCGGCCTATACCTGGTGGCAGTCGAAAGAATATGCCGCTGGTTCGGTCAACCCAACCCGTCAGAACATCCTTCAGTACATCAGCGGAACCGTGAAGAACGGCGCTGAAGTGCCTTCGTTTGGTGTTTGCGGTTTCGGTACTTGGACTCTGCTTGCTCAAGACTTTGTTGGTCAAGAGCAATACATGATCACTCCAGGTAACGGTTTCGACGGTGACGCTAATGGCCCTCAGGCTGCATTCCGTGCGCTGATGGTTGCTGGTGTACCAATCTATCCAGACCCGTATTGCCCTGAAGGTACTGTGTACTTCTTGAACAGCAACTACCTGTCGCTCTATATCCATGAGCAGGGTTCGTTTGTGTTCACGGGCTTTGAATCGACCCTTCCAAACTGGCAGATCGGCTACGTTGGCGCAGTGCTGACGATTGCAGAACTGGTCAATACGAAGCCTAAGTCGATGACCAAGGTCACGGGCTACAACTCTTTGACACTGTAAGGAGAAATAGTCATGGCTCTTGGCTTAAATAAAATCCTGGTCGCTGGTGCAGCCACTAACGCTGCGTCTGCTTACTTTCAGGCACAGGCTGCTGGTAACGCTACAGTAGTTCTGCCAGCCGGTACTTACTACATCGCGCCGACTGCAAACGTCACTATTGAACTGAACACCAATACTACTGGCAACATCAGCAATGCTACTTGGAGCGTTGTGGTTGCCAATAACACTGGTGGTTTGTTCATTGCCGACGGTACAAACGTCCGTGCGAATGTGTTGGCAGGTGCGCCAACTATCACTCTCTTTACCGTTGACGGTGGAGAGAATGTAAGCGGCACTTACAACACATAAGGGGGCGACATGAATGCTAACCATGTAGGCTCGCTCTACCCTGATAGCTTTGGCAGCTTTGGTATTGCTCACAAAGCAACAGTCAGCGTGGGTTCAACTGGTAATGCAGTTGCTCAACTGCCTGTCGTGGGTGGTTCTACTTACATTGTTCGCAGGATTACTGTCGCTAACGCAAACT